TTAAAAATTTAATAGATTTGACGGCAGCACAAGAACTTGCAGAAAAGAAGCTTGAGGCATCACTTGGGAGGGTTTCTGAAGGTTTGTTGTCGCAAGCATCAGCCTTGCAAAGGGTTTCAATGTTCGGCGATGAACAAATAATTGAAGCTCAAGCTTTAATTGCCGCCTTTGTTGGCGAAGAAGAAGCAATTGCAAAAGCAACAAAAGCGACAATTGATCTTGCAGCCGCAAAGAATATGGATTTGACAGCAGCCGCAGATCTTGTTTCAAAAACATTAGGTTCCTCGACTAATGCTATGAGCAGGTATGGAATAGAAGTTACAGGAGCAGTTGGCTCAACGGAAAGACTTGATTCCTTAATTGGAAATGTTGCAGATAAATTTGGCGGACAAGCAGCCGCGCAAACTGAAACCCTTGCCGGGGCAATGCGCCAACTTGAAATGGCAATTGGAGACGCGGGGGAAGAAGTGGGAGAGCATTTTGCAAAGCCGGTTGCTGATACCGCGTTAGCTTTACAATTTATCATAACCCAGACATCGGGATTTAAAGACAACTTGTCAAAAATGGCAAAAGATGTCGGAATCTCTGAAGGAGTCCTTTCACGATTCGCCAGCTTATTAGCGAATTTAGTTCCTGGCGGAGGCGCTTTAGATGTAATGGGTGATATCATTACAGTTCTTGCAAACAAGCAAAGAGAATTAAACAAACAAATGGGCGAAACTGCAAACAATCTTGTAAAAACAGCAGGGCCTGTGAAAGAAGTTGAAGAAACTATTTCTCTTACAGCCGATGAAGCAAAAAAATTGGCTCAATTTAGCGCCCAAACTTCGACTTCTTTAATTACTTCGGCGATGATGGGCGACAATTTAGAGAAAGCGTTTAAAAGAGCATTGACACAACAAATCTTAATCACCGCACAATTAAGACTTCAACAGAAAATTCAAGAAACAGTGGCAGCACTTCAGGTTGTAGGGAGTGGTCCCGGGGCATTTATAGTAAAAGGGTTAAAGTTTTTGTTTGGAGCTTCACCAACTCAAGCGTCTCCCTCCCCAAACATTACAATAAATCAAACAATTCAAGGCGGAGTAATAGATCACAACTTTGCAGCTAATAGTATAATTCCGGCAATCAATAAAGCGATTTCAACCGGTCAAGCTCGTATCAATCGATAATGCTATCATTTGATACATCACTAAGCAACGCACTAAAAAACGCGAATACAACCGCTTTTTGGGTGTTAAAACTATATTATAATGACGAAAGTAATTTTATTGGCGTTAGCGATAGACACCGCGAAGATGGCTCGGACATATATTATGGAATTGTTGCAACCTTTGGAACGCTTCGGCAAAGTTTAGATTTTTTTAATTTTACAACGACAATAGGAAATCTTTCTGTCACTTTAATTAATTCAGACAATTCAATCAAGGGCGGAAGGTTTACCGATCTATTGTCAACTAACAACTTTGCAAATCGTAAATGGGAATTGTTTCTAAATACAAACGAAACTTCAACGCTTGATACTTCGGCACGTATGATTGCAAGTGGTGTAATATCGGGAGAAATAGATTTTGATCGAAACAATTGCACTTTGACTCTTTTAGATAATTCGCCAAGATATCATAAACAAATCCCGGCTAATATCGTTGATTCATCAACATATCCAAACGCACCAACAAACAATATCGGCAAACCGATTCCTTTTTCTTACGGGGATTTTTATGAAAAAACAGATATTGGGACAATACCAACTTCACATTTTGATAAATATTATAATTTTTATAAAAGCGCGTTTCCCGCTATTGTTACCGACCTTTGGGACGTAAATGAAAATTCTTCAAAAGCAAAAAGCGATTCACAATCATTGCAAACTATGGACGCAGAAAATATCTATTTTTATAAAAACGGCTTTTATCCTACATTGACCGGAACAATTGATATTTCAGGAAATCCAGAAATAGAATATAAAGACATTGAAGCTTCTGTTTTTATTCCACTTTCTTCTTCAAATCAAGGCTCAGGATCGGGAGATGGAACAGGAGTTATACAAAACCCGGGAAATGCGGTTGATGGCGATTTTAATTCAGTAGCGTTTTTTAGATCAGATGCAAATTCAACAAGATTAATAAATTATGCAATTCCAAACGTTCAAAAGCTTGGAAAATTTACCGGAATATCTTCTTTACTAAAATTTGGAACTTCAACTATTGCCACAGATTCGGACTCTGATGATTTTTTTCAAATAGGCGGAGCAGTTTCATTAACATCAATAACCGCAGATTCAGAAGTAAAAACAAGCATATCAACTTTATTTTCTACAGAAGAACAAGATTCATTTGATTTTGAAGGCAATCTTGAATATAAACTAGAATCGGGAACAAATGTTGAACAGCTTCAAATATATGAATCCGGCGTTGTAATAGATTTTAATGTTGAAGAAATTGAAGACTTTTCAATCGTTGAAACATTTGAGCAAGACGCGATAACACATACCGTCCAAACAAGATTTGGAACGGATGAAGTCGTTCTTGTTCCTAGACAAACAGTTACAAGAACGGAAACATTATTAACGCCAAGCAATATCAATTATATTTATTATTCAGGTAAAGGGCGAAAGTATGGTGCTTATATTGATGCAGATAATAGAGGAAGCGGAGAAAGTGGCGACAATGGATTTGCAACTAATTCTTTAATTGAAAACCCAATATATATAATAGAAAGTTTATTAAGATCAGAGCTTGGAAATATAACCAATGGAACAACGACAAGCACCACTTCAAATAAATTAGTAGATTCAAATGCTTCTTTTTCAAGCTCTGTAATAGGTCAAACTTTGTATAATATAACAGATGGCACAAGCGCGATTATAACCGCAGTAGATAGCGCGACCACTTTGTCGATTGATTCTAATATTATGGCTAGTGGGGAAAATTATTTGATTGGCGGATTAACATCAAATGAAATAGATTTTACAACTTTTGACAATTCAGGTAATTCAACAAATGGATTTTTAGCTGATATTTATAAAGATTCTATTTCGGACATTAAGCTTGCTTTTTCTCAATTTAAATTTATGAATTCAAAAAGTTTTATTGAAAGACTTTGCAAGCTTTGCTTTTCTTATGTATTTATTGGTGGCGATGGAAAGTTTAAAATTAGAACATTAAGACGCTCGGATGATTATTCGTCAGCAGATGACACAATTGATTATCGCGATCTTAATAACGTGAAAATTTCTAAAACGCCACTTGATGCCGTTAAGAATTCTATACTAATAAAATATAATCACGACTATGGCGGTCAACAAAACAAATCAGAAGCAACCGCAACGGATTCAACTTCGCAAGGAACGACCGTTAGCGGATTCAATCAGGTTTTGACATTACAAATAGAAGCTAATGAAATATTAGATGACACAACTGCGACAAAACTTGCAGAAGCTTATTTATATTTATTAAAAGATAGAAAAAACAAAATCACTTTTTCAACATCACGCCCAAGATATAATCATTTAGAAATTGGCGATATTATTAACTTTAGCAATTGGCCTTCAGAATTTAAATTATATGGTCAAACGCTTGGCGGTTCTTGGGATTCAACAACTTCAACCTTCGACGCAACGACGACAACCTTTGAAAATACCGCAGCCGGTTATTATATGATAACAGATATCGCCAAAAACATTAATTCAAGCAACATCGAAGCAATAAGGGTATCATAATGGCAAATATGAACATTAGAACACCAAGATTTTATCCCGACTTAATAAATTTTTTAATGAGTCGCGGAACAGAACAGAACGGAAACTTTGACGTAATAACCGGAAGCAATCTGATTGGTGTTCAAACCGGATCAGAAGCCGAACTTTTTGATATGCGTCCCTTAAATAAAGTTGATTTTAACACAAGCGCGGGAACATCCGACCACGTACTTATAAACATTGATACACAAAGCACAACCGCCAAAAAATCTTTTGTTGCAATATTAAATCATAATATGGCTTCGGCTGATGCTAAAATGCTAATCAAAGCAAGTAACACCGAAGGCCACGTTTCCGCCGTTGATATGGGAAGCGCAACGGCTATGTCTAATTCTGTTAACGTCGTAAACGGTGCAATAAGTACAAATCACATCGCGCCAAGTGCGGACGGAAGCACGATCGTAACTTTTGACGAAAGCGCATTAAGATATTTTGGCATACAATTCGAAGGAAATAGCGGCGGAACATTTAGCTCAACCGATCTATTCATCGGATGTATATTGTTAGGCGAAGTCTATGAAATGCCACACGCCCCGGATTTAGAAATTTCAAGATTGATTTCATTTAATAGATTGAACGACTTGCAAGAATCACTTGGTGGACAACGATTCAGCAACTTGAATACTTTTGGAAGAACTGCAACAACAACATCAAAATCGCCTTTTACAACTGCATCAAATGGCGCTGATTCTTTTGGCGGTCGTTTGATTTATGATCTTAAATTCAGCTTTTTAAATAATACGGACTTAATGCCTGATGAATACGGAACGAGGAACGCAACTGACGATTCATTTGTTGAAGATGTTTGGAACAAGACAAACGGCAACCATATTCCTTTTGTCTTTTCTATTGACAAAGATTCAGTTGGTTCAAATGCAGAATCAGAACATATCTTCGGACGTTTTGCCAATAATACCTTAGATATGCAACAAGTCGCGCCCGACATTTCAAATATATCTTTAACTATTGAGGAGGAGTTTTAATGACTCAAAAATCTTTAAATAAAATCGAACATTTATATACGGCGTTCTATACTTCAGTAATAACGATTGTTTTATTATTTGGAATGTTTAAATGCACGGAAGAACAATATGTTTTTGGATACAATAAAGATTTTGAGCAAATATATCATAAGATGTTTGAAGTTGATTCGCTTATGGGAATAATCAGTATTAAAGCGGATTCAATAGATTGGCAAAAGTTAGATTCACTAAACGCGGAGTTGTATGAAGACTAATGAAAAAGGGAAGGATTATCGTTTTAACGCTCTTTTTGGGGTGTTCAGGCGCGGAACTATATATTAATGATACAAATGGTCAAAAACACTATTACGGACGCAAACCAAGCCATTCGGGCGACTATTTTTGTTTTTACCACGAAAGACTCGAAAAGGTAGAAGTAAGATAATGGAAAATATATACGCAGAATATGGAGCGATCGGGGTAATCGTTTTTTTATTTATTGCCTTAATTATGAATTTAATTAAGTCGCAAAAAGCACAAAACGAAGATTTAGACCAAATTCGTCAAGATATCGCCAAGCTTGAAACAACCGTTTCCAATACAATGTCAATATGTGTAAAACTTGTGGATAGATGGAATTCTTCTGACCAAACACGCGATAGAAGGCACGAAGACACAATAAAAGAACTAAACGACATTAGTGATGATCTTGCATATCTTAAAGGAAGAATCAACGGAAAAGGTCTATAAAAGAAATTTCTTGACATTAATAATATTTGTTTTTTACATTATTTGAGCGATTAAATAAAAAACATCTGTAGGAGGATGAAAATGAAAAAAAAATATAAATCTAAAAAAAGAGAATTGTATTGGATTACTAATTATGATACTGATTCATATACAAATGATCTTGAAAGTGGCTTTATTGTGGTAGCAACAAGCCCTAGACAAGCACAAAATATTTATAGAAAATTTGTTAATGAAAGTGCTTGTTTTGATAATTATACGTCTTATGGTAGGCAACCAAGCAAAACTAATAATTGTACTTATGTTAGATGTGCTTTTGACGAATTAAAAAACGGTGTTAATGGTATATTAAACATAGATGGAATTATACCAACTGACCAATTTAATGGATGGCATTCAAGTGGAGTAAATAGGAAAAAGCAAAGAGAAAAAGAAAATAAGGTGTATTAAACTTTAAGGCTTAAGCTTAACAATTGATTAAAATCGAAGTGATTATTGATTTTTTGAAATGTACATTGCATTAATTTCACATAATGATAAACCGCTTGAGCCTTAAAACATTGATGAAAATTTATAAAATTTAAGTATATTAGAATATGATTTTAGGAGGTCATAATATTAATTTGGCGGGGATTACTCCATACGTCATCATC